TTATAACAAATAGATAAATAACACGCAAATTTCTTCCTAATTCCATCCACGGCAACGCCAGCAACTGAATGCAAGCTATTAACCGCTTCTCCAAATGTTTCGGCAATTTTGTCCAGGGCTTGTATAAATGCAGGATCCATTTGCACATTGGTGTTGACATCAACACCTAACTGTGCAACGGACTGCAGCCGATAATATACATCCCAAGTTTCCTTTGGCGCTAAACAAGGTTTGTCCAAATCCCAATCACCACCAAGTATATACTCAGTAGTAGATATGGGTCTGACCATAACTAGTTTCGCGCAATACAAACCTAAATCGTTAAGAAAACTGTGCTCAATTAGATCTACTGGATTAGTGTAACTTAAATTTCTAAAAAAAAAATGTAAAAAATTTTGCAACACTACTAGAAAATCGTACTGATCTACTAACCGTTCCTTGTTAACAAGGGCAGTCATTAAAACAGGTAATTGAGACAAAGCAACCTTAACGTTTATATTAGCACTGTACTTGTAACACTTAAGTGGTACGCGTTCAATGTTAATACAAAACATCAATATTAGAAATGGAAATTTCTGAATATCTGTTTGATCTAAGTATTCAAATCCGTGTCGTTTTAAATGATCTGGATGCCCGATACTATTCAATGTATCCTTAAATAATGGGTAAACCATATTTAAGGGTACAATAGTTCGGGAACCTCTATAAAAAAAAAACAAACGCTCTTGCATTCGTCTTTTGAGTATGATCAACTTACGCGGTTCAAAACTGAAACCCAACATATATTTCAAAATAAACATTTGTTCATATAATGTAGAAGATTTGCAATATCCTATCGTATATTCATTATCACACACCTCTGACCATTTCATTAAAACACTAAATGGTCGAGGCACATCAAGGTGCTCAAATGATTTAACGAAATCCTTAAATTTTTTATTTGGTAACATAACTAACCTAGGTTCAGCAGCTAAACTATTGCAATGCTGTTGGATACGCAACACCGATTTTGGTAAACTGATGCAACGTGTCGTAGACATTGTATACGGATAAA